AATAATATTGAAATTGACTTTCCTGACTTTAAGTTTGATTTACGACCAAGTCAGAAGATGGTTTATGACGAGATACAAGATAACGCAATAATTAACGCATGGGTAAGCTGGGGTAAGACTTTTACAGGTTTAGCTATCGCAGGAAAACTAAAACAAAAGACACTCATAGTTACTCATACTACCACATTAAGAAATCAGTGGGAAAAAGAAGTAAAAAAAGTCTATGGATTTACGCCTGGCAGGATAGGTAGTGGAGTATTTAATATTGATAGTCCTATCGTGGTTGGGAATATACAATCTTTATACAGAAAAATACTCGATATAAAGAAAGAGTTTGGGACAGTTATACTTGATGAAATGCATCACGTTAGCAGTCCAACATTTACAAGAATTATAGATGAATTACCATGTAAGTACAAGATTGGACTTACTGGAACACTAGAAAGAAAAGATGGACGACACGTTGTATTTCGTGATTATTTCAGTAGTAATGTAATGAAACCACCGAAAGAGAATTACATGACACCTGTTATACACGTAGTCAGATCCGATGTTCGATTTCTAGATGGTGCATTTACTCCGTGGGCAGAAAGAATTAATCATCTAGCCTACAATGAAGAATATGTAAATAGCATTGCAATAATAGCGGCGAAGTATGCTGCAGAAGGACACAAAGTTTTAGTTGTCTCTGACAGAGTTGCTTTTCTAAAAGCAGCACAAAAGCTAGTCGGAGATAACGCAGTTCACATTACTGGTGAGATGGAACACCAAGATCGTGAACAAACTATGAAGTTAATGGAAACTTCAAAAAACATTTTATTTGGCACTCAGTCAATATTCTCAGAAGGTATTTCTTTGAATTGCTTGAGTTGTCTAATACTAGGAACTCCTATCAATAATGAGCCACTATTGACTCAGCTTATTGGTAGGGTTATTCGAGAAGAAGAAGGAAAGCAGACCCCAGTGGTCGTTGACATTCATCTTCGAGGAAAAACTGCTGCAAGGCAGGCAAGTGCCCGTATGGGTTATTATATTAAACAAGGATATAAGGTGAAAACAATATGACACAAAAGCAAATTCAATTAAATCTCGAAGAAATGAGAAAGATGAAAGTATTTGTAGGAACTCCTATGTATGGTGGTATGTGCCACGGTATGTATACTAAGTCCCTAATGGACACAGTTGCATTAGGTATGCAATATGGAGTACCAATTCAGATATATTATCTATTCAATGAGAGTTTGATTACTCGAGCAAGAAATTATGTTGTTGCAAATTTTCTGAAATCAGATGCTACTCACCTCTTGTTTATTGATAGTGATATATCTTGGAAAGCACTTGATCTTATGTATATGCTACATGTAGCTACAGAAAGACCTGATATCGAAATACTTACTGCTCTTTACCCAAAGAAAACTATAGCATGGGAAAAAGTTCTCCTAGGTGCTAAGTCTGGTAAGTATGATGACGATCCTCGAGGTCTAGAAAAGCTAGCAGGAGATATGGTATTTAACCCAGACCCTAACGCATACCCCGACGGGAGAGCACCAATCTTTGAACCTGTAAAGATTAAAGAAGCAGGTACAGGATTTATGCTTATACATAGAAATGTTTTCACCAAGTATGCAGAAGCTTACCCTGAATATTTATACACACCAGATCACTTAAGAGAAGGTGAGTTTGAAAGAGGAGAAAAAATAATGGCATACTTTGATTGCATTATCAATGAACAGAACAGATATCTTTCCGAAGATTACATGTTCTGTCAAAACTGTACAAAGATTGGCATAGATATTTGGACTCTACCTCATATTGAATTGATGCACACAGGTAGTTATGTGTTCCAAGGCAACTTGATAAACATGGCACAACTTGACATTCATCCAACAATACAGCCTGAGTACTCTGATAAATTAGCTCAGAAGGCTGCAGAAAAGGCAGAGAAAAATAATTCTTGACAACAACTTAAAATCTTGTTATAATATATGATATTTTACGACTGGGACAAAATACTAAAAGTAAGCAACGGTAAGGTTTGTGACATACTCACGATACTTCGCATTGTAACTTACAAATTGTACCCTAAGAACTATGCTGATAAGACTTTCAAGTTTTACCAGCACAAGTATGGTGGTAACTCTTTTCTGCTTAATGCAGAGGAGTTGCTTACCACTGGTCGAACATATAGTGATAAAGAGGTTGCAGAGTATGCAGGTGTCGCTTCTTATCGCAACTATTATCATTATAGACAAACTGGAGACACCACACTAGACCTCAGGCACTTACCAGTGAATGAGAACATAATAACTAATAATAGACTGCTCAACATAGAGAATAACAAAATTTACTTTATGTTTGAGGAGACACACAAGGAGAAATAAATGGCAATATCATTCGGGCAGACCAAAGGTTCTGCACAGAAAGAAAAAATCGAAACATATAATTACGGTTCCAAAGAGAATCACACAGTAAGATTAGTAGGTGATCTACTTCCTAGATATATCTACTGGATCAAAGGTGAAAACGGCAAAAATATTCCTATGGAATGTTTATCTTTTGACAGAAAGACTGAAACTTTCAACAACAAAGAGCCAGATCACGTCAAAACTTTCTACCCAGACTTAAAATGCGGATGGGCATACGCTGTCCAGTGTATCGATTTGTCTGATGGAACATTAAAAGTTCTTAACTTAAAAAGAAAGTTATTTGATCAAATCTTAGTCGCCATGGAAGACTTAGGCGATCCAACAAATCCTGAAACAGGATGGGACATTGTTTTCCAAAGAAAGAAAACTGGACCACAGGTATTCAATGTTGAATACAATCTTCAAGTGCTTAAGTGCAAACCAAGAGCATTAACTGAAGAAGAAGTGGCTCTAACTGCTGGACTTAAGTCTATGGATGATGTTCTTCCTAGACCTACAGCAGATGCTCAAATGGAGCTTCTTAAGAGACTACAGGGCGGCGGATCTGTAGATGAGGATATTTCTGACGAGTTCGATATAGAATGATCCTATTTACCGCAGATTGGCATATCAAGTTAGGTCAAAAGAATGTACCTGTTAGTTGGGCTTGTGCTCGCTATCAAATGTTCTTTGACCAACTAGTTGCCTTAGAAAATAAATTCGATTTGCACATCATTGGTGGGGACTTGTTTGATCGAGTCCCATCAATGGATGAGCTTACTCTTTACTTCGATTTTGTAAAGAGAGTGGGAAAGAGAACTATCATTTATGATGGTAATCACGAAGCCACTAAGAAAAATAAAACTTTCTTCTCAAATTTAAAAAGAGTTACTAGCGAACTTAATCCACTCGTTGCAGTAGTGGATGAAGCTGTGGGAGACTTTAGTAACTGGGGCTACCTTCCTTCTGAAGAATTGCATGAAAGTGCAGGAGACTTTAAATGGGGTATTCTTCCTTATGCGGGCTTGCATAAAAAAGATGCGATTGAGAAAATGAATTGCGAAGTTTTATTTACACATGTAAGAGGAGAAATCCCACCACATGTTACACCAGAAGTAGACTTAGAAAGATTTGATAAGTTTAAGTTGGTTTTTGCAGGAGATCTACATGCTCACGAGAATACTCAAAGAAATATTGTGTATCCTGGCTCACCAATGACAACTTCTTTTCATAGAAATAAAGTCAAAACTGGTTATTTATTAATTGATGATGATGACTGGAGTTGGACTTGGCACGAGTTTCACCTTCCCCAACTAATTCGTAAAACAGTTGATGATCCTGACCTTATGGTACAAACAGATTACGATCATACTATATATGAATTAGAAGGAGATGTCGCAGACCTATCCAAAGTAAAGAACTCCGAACTGCTTGATAAAAAAGTTGTAAAACGAGAAGTTGAAGCAACTCTTAATCTTAGCAGTGAAATGTCAATTAGTGATGAACTGTATGTGTATCTACAACAGATACTCAAACTTGATGATGAAAAAACTAAAAAAATAATGGGAGTCTTTAATGATTATTCTACAGAGTTAGCGTGGGATAACTGCTTTTCCTATGGGAAAGGCAACGAGATAGATTTTACTAAGTCTACTCTCACTCAATTAGTTGGAACAAACGGTGTAGGAAAGAGTTCAATACCTCTTATCCTCGAAGAAATTTTATTCAATAAGAATAGTAAAAATGTTAAAAAAGCAGACATTGCAAACCGTTATATTAATAACGGTTACACTATTACTCTTTGGTTTACAGTTGACAGCGACGAATACTGTATCGCAGTTGATCGAAAGTCAACTCTTAAATGTAAGCTAACAAAGAATGGTGAAGATATAAGTTCTCATACAGCGTCAAATACTTATAAGACGCTAGGGGATATCTTGGGCATTGACTTTAAGACATTTACTCAGTTAGTGTATCAAAATACTAACGCATCGTTGCAGTTTCTTACAGCAACCGATACTAACCGTAAAAAGTTCCTAATTGATTTACTAAAACTTGACGACTATGTGTTGTTCTTTGAGACATTTAAAGAGGCAGTACGTGTTACTTCTCTTGACATTGCCAAGTTAGACGCAAAAAGTCAAACCTTAGTAAAATGGTTAAATGATAATAAATTGGAAAATACAGATGTCCTACCCATGTTGGAGCTACCATCTGGGTCGGAAGAGGATCAGAAAACTTTAAGTATTTTACAGGCGGAATTTGAAAATATTTCAAATACGAATAAAAAAATAAATACTAATAATTCTCTGAAAGAGCAGTTAAAATCAATAGACATTGATAAGATGAAAAAAGCTATTGAGCTTTATCCTACAGAAGTAGACACTTCTCCTTTAAGTTCTGAATTGGGAGAAACTAGATATCAACTTTCAGAAAATCAGAGAAAGTTACAAGAGTGGACAGACATTGGAGAAACTCCTCAGTGTCCAACTTGTAGACAAGATATCAATATGGAACTTGTTGGTGAAAAATGTGACTTCTATGTAATAGAGGTAGGCAAAATTGCTGGAAAGTTAGACAAACTAAAAGAAAAGCTAGAGGAACAAGATTATGCAAATAAGGTACATAGGACGGCAGCCAAAAGGATACAAGAGTGGGAAAGTCTCTTCAGGAGCATTGACACTCAACTCCCAACTACAGTCATCAATAAAGACGACTTGGAAGGACAAATTCAAGAGCTTCGCTCAAAGATTGCCGCTGTTAGGTCGAGTATTCAAGAGGTAAGTGATGAAAACAACAGACGGACTTCTCACAATACACGACTTAGTATCATACAAGAGCAAACAGCGAGCTTTGAGACAGAGTTGGAAGAAATTACTGACGGACTCAGCAAATGTGAAGATGTACTATCAACACTTGAAATTCTTAAAAAGGCTTTTAGTACTAATGGACTTCTCGCATACAAAATTGAAAGTCTAGTTAAAGAATTAGAATCTTTAACAAACGACTATCTTGCAGAGTTCAGTGATGGTAGATTTGCGATCAACTTTGTAGTAGAGAATGATAAATTGAATGTAGAAGTATCAGATAATGGTAAAATTATTGATATACTTGCACTCAGTAGTGGTGAATTAGCTAGAGTAAATATTGCTACGCTAGTTGCCATAAGGAAATTGATGAGTTCAATTTCTCGTTCTCAAATAAACGTTCTTTTCCTAGACGAAGTAAATCAAGCACTTGATGAAACTGGAAAAGAAAAGGTGGTAGAGGTATTATTAAAAGAGGACAGTCTGAATACTTATATGGTATCTCATGGCTGGACTCATCCTCTGCTAGAAAAAATAGAAATAATAAAAGAGGATAACATAAGTAGATTAGATGCCGAATAATAGAAGCA